ATAGGGGTGTCGGGTCATGCCCTTCAGACCTCTCTGAGGTGCGGCGAGTCGCCCCGCCTGAGAATTCACATCTCTACAGCACCACTAGGAGGCTGCCGTACTACCAGTCTCGTTTGAGATTGGCAACAGCAGGATGCTCCACAAGTATGGGTTCATCAGAAAGAATTACCAGTTCGAAAATTTCCTCCAAGTCCACTAGGCCAAGGTCGTAAACCTCCACCGCCCAATCCCGGAACTCGTCGTCAGAAACGAGCACCGTCTCGGATTTAATTGTTGGGACGATGTTGGCCAAGTCGATCCCACTAATTTTTGCATGCCACGTCAGGTCGTCCAAAGACAGCCTGGACGAATCTTCCATCACGTACCGTGCAAGGAAGAAATCGCGTAAAAACGGGACATGCCGAAACTCGTAGGCATAGGAAAGGCTTTTGCCTGCCATGTACTGGCTGTGTGTTTTGTCTTCCGTATACAACGCACGAGCGTTGAACCGGCAAACGGCTTTGCCGATCAAGGGCACCATGCAGGGGTGCTCGCGATCGCAAACAAGCCGTCGGCTCAAGAATGTGGCATCACCCCAACAAGACGGACGCTTAGCTTTCAACTTCATCCTAAAAGTTGAAACGTGATCCACCCAAGCCTGCAAATCGATGGGCTTGTTCACAGCTGCCAAAAGGTCGTCACCCAGAACGAGTGCGCGAGCGCAAGCGCCCTGGGCTTTCATGGCAGTGGTGAACATGCACCAATTGTACATTGAATTGCGGACAGTGGTGAATGTGGTGCCGGTTGGGAGCTGATTCTTCAAGGTGGCGGACAAGCCGAAGTGGCGAGAACGGACCTTGAAGGTGTTGACCTCCTTGAGCAAGTGACGTAGCCAGTGTGGCATATTGATCCTGCAAAGGAACGCGTCAAAGAGTAAATGAACGCGTTTGCGCTGTTCCTTATCGTTGGCAGAATAGTCGCCCTCCACTATGTGGGAGTAAGAAACGTCAGAACTAACGAAGTGCGCGAGAGTAGTGTCATTCTGTTTGTAAGCAGTGAGTGACTCGACCCCGTCGATGGGACCAAAAGCAAGACACGCATTAAAACGCTCCATGCAGACCATGGCAGCGGGGCCGGTGACGCTATTGAAAACGTCTGTTCCGGCGTAAATAACGCGTGGCGCCCAGGACGGGTCGTTACGTTTAATGAGCGTCTCATGCTTAACAGACAGATCTTTCAGACCAATATCCCTGAACGTTACGTTTGGGATCTCATGATACGCGGCTTCCATGCGAGCCCTCTTGTGAGGGTCAAACTTCGCGGCCCACCGAGCCCGGTCTACCTCGTTCTCATCCCAGGGTTGAAAAACCCCAGGCAAACGGGTGACCAGGTCATAGGCGGCACTGTAAGATTCATCGTCTATGTCATCGACGTGAACCGTGTTACAGCGTTTATTGAACGCGGCCATGAAAGACTGATAATCGGACCCAGTGACAACAGGGACCTCATCCCGGAGGAGAGGTCCGCACTGGTTATGAGGATTAGACATTTCTTCGAAACGCCTGGGAACGTCATCCGACTGAAAGTGAGGAACGTCGAGGTGGTAGGTGCGCTCAG